ACGCTGGTGTGAGATGTGTGAACGCATTGCATCGTAACGAGTCTTCATCTCACGAGCAGTCATTTCAAAAGACTGGAACATGACACGCTGATTCTCATCCTGAGCTTTGATAGCCATCTGCATTGCAAGCACTGACTTACCAGTCTTAGGAGGTGCCGCGATTGTCCACAGCTGTTGCTTCATAACTCCTGAAGTAATCTTGTCAATGGTGTTAAAGCCAGTAGACAAACCAAGCAAGCCGTTAGGACGTGTCTTGATAGACATGTACTCATCGTAACGCTGTATAGGATCGTCGCTGAGGTTCTCGTCGAGAGACTCACGAACTCCGTCGTTCATCAAGACTTGAGCTGCCTGAACCATGGTCTGTAGAGCGGCATTGTGGTCTTGCTGAGCCACAGCCTGCTGAGCATCTAGAAGTGCATCAATAGTCTTCTGACGCTTTCGGTATTCAATGAGCTGGTCTAGAAGGTAGTCGATATTGTCTTCTACCGCATGCAGAGTATAGGTAGGGAAGTTGTCCTTGAAAGTTACGGCAGTAGGAACCTCGCCGTACTTCTCATTGTGCTTGACAATAAACTTCCACACCTGACGGTTGAGGTCGTTAAAGAACCAATCCTCTTGAACGCCGCACTCAATTAAAGGCTTTATATTTCTATCTCGTATAGCCTTGGATAGCAAACGCTCTTCGTTATTTGCCGCCATATGTTGCCCCCTGTTCTAAATACCAATGACCGTATCGTAGCCCACGATCCGGGATATCAATAACGTGCTTTACTTCTGGACGATAGGGCAGTTCAGCTACAAGATCTGCCACTACGTTGTACGCCTTAGCGTAGTTAAATGGGTTGGTGCCAAGATTATCTAAATCCTCTAGCACCCTATCCATGCTGCTCTGAGGCATCTCAAAGCCAACCAACTCTAGCACGTACTCATAGTTATCTCTGAATCTCCAGAAATGAGATAGCGCTTGCCGATTGTACGTGGTCTCTATATAAGGAACCGATATGCCAAGCACCTTGTTAATCTTAGGCTCTCTAACAAGTAGACAGTCTAAAGTAACCAATACCCGCATAGGGATCTCATTTGATATGTCGCCCCCGCGCATAACTTACAACGCTTCGATCTTGCCGTAGCTAATCAATAGGTTTCTAAACGCTACAGGATCTTCGCTAGCCATGATGCTAGTGTCCCTATCTACGCGGTTAGAGATTTCTACAGGATAGATGCCACCGTTCTTATCCATACGTGTTTGTACAAAACGCGCATGCTTACATGTAGCGCGAGTTTCAAACCCCGGACAGTTGCAACGCAACTTATGTGAAAGGTTATTGACATGCACTTCATGAACCCCTGTGTCAGATAAAAAGATCTGAGTGATCATCCAGTTCAAGGTTTTCTCTTTCTTCATTTGCGGCGGTCCCCACTCTCTGATTCTACAACAACTGATACGAACGCTTCATGGACAAAACTTTCCATAGCTTCACCATACGTAGTTCTCCATTTTGTGATAGGTACGTTTGTAGTTACGATTGTTGGTAAGCCTGCATTGAAGCGTGAACGTAACAACGCATCAAATACATTCTCTGACCAACCGTTTTGAGTTCTGTACTCTTTGCCTAAATCATCTAAGACAAAAAGCGGAATGGAGTACTTTGCATCTCCGTAGATCTGATCCATCAGCTCCTTGGTCTCCTTGTCACCCCACGACTCTTTCTCTAGGCGGAGGAACTTTGGATAGTCCAAGAAGATCCCCGCTACGCTGGAAGAAAAGGGCATGGTCCTAATAAGGCTTTGAAGGGCCACAGAAGCCATTGTAGTCTTGCCGTGACCTGGTTCCCCTACCAATAGGAGTCCAAGGCCGCTAGAGGGGCTTCCAGGGCTTTTAATGACCATTCCAGACTGGACTGTACTGACCCAACTTTCGGCCACGGTCTTGGCCTTGGAATCGTCCAGGTCTGAGAACTCCATACCCAAGGTCTTCATGGGTACCTGAGCACGGACTAGAGCGTGCCTAACTGTAGGCGACTCTTTGGTGACATCGTACATTACTTACCCCCTCCTAGTAGTTTGAGCATCTTAGCCTGATGAGCCAGAAAGGCTTCATCTTCGTAGACAACCTTTTCCTCTGTAAGCTTCTTGCCTTCTACGCTCTGATAGAAACCAATGAACCTACGCCACAGAGGAGCTCCGATGCCTGCGTCGTTTAGATTGCGAGGATCATCAAAGAACATTCTGATTGCCGCTAGCATGTGAGTTCTAGTAGCGCCCTTCTTAATCATCTGATTAATCCAGATAGCTAACTGCTGTGTGTTCAACTGCATCGTAAGTTCACCCGCGGTGCTGTCGTTAAGCAGCGAGGCAAACTCTGAGACTAGGTCCTTTGTGTTCCAGTCTTCCTCAGGCTTATTCCTGCGATGCTCTAGTGGAGCTGTGGTGAACCCCTTGCCTGCGTACTTAGCCTTACGCATAGCAGCCTTGTCTTCAATCTTGCCTACGGCTCCAGTAGCCTCTTCCGCCTCACGCATAATCTTAACCCTACGCATTTGAGACTTACTGTGGAACTCACCGTCAGCGGTTTCTTCTCCATCAAGATCCCACGGCATTTCAACTCCTTCCTCAGTCGAGGATGAAATCCTCGATATAGTAGAACTACGTAGTAGTTCTACTATAGGATATATATCTGTAGTATTACTATTAATAGTTGATTGACTATAGACAGACAAGAGCCCTGAAAATCCGTTGTCGGTCTGACCAGGGCTTTTACCATTTTCCTGCGTAAAAGCAGGTTTTTCACCGAGTACTGAAAATCCGGTGTCGGTGCCCAACATTTTTCTAGTCCCTTCTGTAAATTTTATATAGCTGCTCCACTTACCGTTGACTTGTTCTCGGGTAGTGATGACATAGCCTGCCTTACGAAGTTCGTTTATGGCAGCCTGAATAGCGTCACGCCCCTCAGGCATGACGGCAGACATTTCATCGGCTGATACTGGACGACCCAGTTCAGCATAGTACGCAAAGATTCCCTTAGCCCGTGCAGACAGGTAAGGGTTCGAATACGGTGATCTCATATTGCCCCCTCTTTAAATAGTCTACCTCGGCGGTATGCGGTTTGGCAAATTCCCCTTAGGCAGTCCCGTAAAGATCTTTTCTACAAGCAAAGACAATGTAAGCCCTATGAAGGTAGATGCAAGTATGTACGGGAATAGAAACCTCAATCTTACGATGAGGGTTAGACAAAATATAACGCTGAGTACAATAGCTAATAACCCCCGCCATTTACCAACAGAGATTAAGAATGCCTCAACAGCAGATAGTATGCAAGCTGTTGCCAGTGCCGAAATTAATATAGTGTCCATATAAAGACTCTACCACAGATTACTGGCGGAACACAACTCGGTCAATATCAAAGGTTTGACCTGAAGCAAAAGAGGTAGGAGCGCAGGTTACAGTTACGATTGCGTAAGCAGATCCTACGATACTTCCTACCGGATGTGTAACAGACATAAAGCCCCAACGAGTAGTCAAGGTAATGCTGCTGCTAGTTGTGCCTGTATAGATAACGTTGTTGTTAGCGTCGTAGAACACGGTGGTAAAAGTGTAGGTTCCAGCGCTACCTGTTTCAGGGCGGATAGCTACAGAGCTGTAGAAGCTTGCATTAGGTGTGATGTAGATTTTACCTGTGCTGATTCCAAAGTTAGCTGTTCCGTTAACAGTAGTTACCTTGCAGTACCCTTGACCGTGCGAAGTGTTGTCTCCAAATACAGAGCCTCGGTTCACAGACCGGGATAGAGTTGCGTTGTTACCTACCCAGTAGCCAAGATCCTTCTCAAAGGATGCAGAAGGAATAAGTGACTCAGTAAGTTCCTGGTAACCTGTATCTCCAATACCTGTCTTAATTGCTGTAGTAGATCCCATAGGAGCAACAAGTGGGAGGGTAGCCTTCAAACGGGTTGTCTTAAGGTTGTAGTTGTAGAGGTAGTTTCCCTTTCCTCCACCAGCGGCCTCACCTTGGTAAGCATAGATGTATTTACCTGATGTAAGCGGGTTGTTTAGAGCCACGATAGATGTGCCGCTAGAAGATACAAATGGGCTGACCCTACGGCCATACTCTGCTTGAGCACCATCAATATGGAAGTATGTTCCGTTGTTTGATGACACTGTAAATGTAGCGCTTGTTTGACCGGCAATTAAATGGGTGGTTACAGCAACTCTTGTCCATACTCCAGCGTTAGCAGCAGAAACTATGAACGTGGCGGTTCCAGAACTGTTAGGGCCAGTAAGAGTGTAGGTTCCTGCGGGTCCTCGAACGTAAGCAGAGAAGGTAAAGTCTTCTCCACCAAGCGCTGCCCAAGGAAGATACGCAACAGCTGCCACAGATTGTGTAGTTCCATAAGCTACCTTAAGGAAGTATGTTCCATCATAGGCAGTTGTATAACCGTTGTCAGAAGATACCCTACTAATTGTGGTTCCTGTTATAGCAGACCAATCAGTAGTGTTGGTTTCAAGCGATGGGTTAGACATGTAGTTAAACATGTTCCTAATTTCCCAGCGGCAATTGTTAATGTTGTAATATGTCTGGCTATTAGGGTTGGTAGGATCAATTCCACCAGAGCCTGAGAAGTATCGGCTAG